TACCCTAATACTTACGGGGAACTAGCAATGGCTATTGAATGGTATGCTAATTACTGGGAGGATGTTGATTACGTTAAGACAGATGAACGTATTATTGAGCAGTTAGTCAGAGAATTTATGGAGAATACAAAGGAGAAATAAAATGAAACAACATAAACATGCAGAACTAATACACAAATGGGCAGAGGGTTATCCAATACAGAAACTAGTAGTCCTATGTTGCGATACTAAGGTTAGACACTGGGAAGACATAGTACCTCCTACAGCACCAGGTTGGTTTGAAGACCAAGAGTACAGAGTTAAACCAGAGGATATCAATGCCGTTAAATTCTGATTTCGACGAGGTAAAAGACGCTATCACAGAGCAGATGCAAGAACTCCGTGACACTGTTGACGTACTTGATATCGACGAGGAGGCTAAGCAATACTTGTTTGGGGAGGCGACTGAGGTACATCTCGGTGTTTTGAAAGGGTTGGACAGCCTGTCTAAGTGCGTACGGCGCATGGAGGGGCTTGTACTGACCTCCGGACTACTGGCAAAGAGATATAAAGATGAGTGAAGCTAACTTTGCACGCGCGTTGCGTGACGGGTTTCGCAAGAAAGCACGGGAGTTGGGACACAAGACTGCATGGACTCGTTTAGAGTGCTCCCTCGCTGGAGTACCCGACGTGGTTTGCTCAGTCAATGGCGCGCATCACTTTATCGAATTAAAATGTGTGGCTAGTTTTCCCAAGAGGGAAGCCACGCCTATCAGACTACCTCACTTTACATCAGACCAGCGCTGGTGGTTGAAGCAACACGGAGAGTCTGGGCGTAATTGCTGGGTGTTTTTAAAGGTACAGAAGGAGTACTTCCTATTTCACTGGTCGAACATCGATGATTTAGGCAACTGGAATAAAGAAGAGCTGTCCAAGAACTGTCGATTCTACGCAAAGGGTCGTATGGACTACGAAGGATTCATAAAGGAGTTATCACATGGGTGATTTTAAATTTAAAACTAAGCCGTACGCTCACCAAGAGCAAGCGTTCAATATCATGAAAGACAGAGAGTACTTTGCTTTGATTGCCGACATGGGCTGTGTCGACAGAGATACTGAATACCTATCTCCTACAGGATGGGTAAAAATATCAGAGTATCAAGATGGTGAGGTTGCACAATGGGACATGGAGACAGGGGAGGCTGTTTTTGTGGAGCCTACTGAGTATCACGTCAAGCCTTGTAATAGCCCCATGCTACGGTTTAAGAATACCAGAGGGCTAGACATGCTCTTATCTCAAGACCATCGTGTGGTATGGAAAGGATATGACGCTAAAATGCAGGAAAGCCCTGCGGTAGATATTGCCGATAGATACTGGGGTGGCTCTGTGGGCAAGACCCGCTTCCCTGCTACATTCACTTTAAATAATACAACCGCTTTAGATATAGACCGAGACCTCCTAAGACTGCAAGTAGCGGTTATGGCAGATGGACACTTTCCCCCTAACTGCTCTACGGACAGAGTCACTATTAGGCTTAAGAAGAAAGCCAAGATAGATAGGCTCAGAGGACTGCTTAGTGCCTGCGGTATCTTAATTACAGACAGGGGGTTTGAAGGCAATGGTACCTACTACGCGCGGTATGAAGAGAATACCAGTTTCTGGGTATTCTCATTTAAAGCACCCATTAAAACCAAAACCTACCGTGATTTCTGGGACGCTTCTTTAGAACAGCGTGAGATTATTGCGGGCGAGTGCGTCTATTGGGACGGGTCGTTTAGGAAAGGGGGAGGTAAGGATTTTTATACTAGAGATATCAACAGCGCTGATTTCATTCAGTATTGTTTTTCATCCACAGGGACTAGAGCTAGTGTTAACCAGCACATCCGCGAGGACGGGGTGGATTATGTGGTACACGCAACCCCACGTAGTTTCTACAACATAGGAAGTAATGAGGGCAATGTAACCTGTGAGGCTAGTCCGGATGCTAAGATGTACTGCTTTACAGTACCTTCGACATATCTTATTTTCCGTAGAAACGGGTGTATATTCTGCTCTGGTAACACAGGCAAGTCCAAGATGCTGTTAGACAACGCGTGTTACTTGTACAACCAAGGGAAGATTGATGCAATATTAGTACTAGCCCCTAGTGGCGTACATCAGAACTGGGTTATCAACGAGATACCAACACACTTAGCACTACCGCCTCACCTGTATGCATCGTCAGCATGGAACTCAGCTATGCGCAAAGAAGACAAAGAGTCGCTGGCTGCGGTGGTCGATTTAAAGTTAGGGTTACGAATCGTATGTATGAACGTAGAGGCGCTAATCACCAAGAAAGGCGCTACCTTTATTGAGAAGTACATGCGTATGTTTCGTACGATGTTGATACTGGACGAGTCTCAGAAGTTTAAGACACCTCAAGCGAAGCGTACTAAGGCTGTTTTAAAGCTAGGCAAGCTGGCGCCCTACAAGAGAATCTCAACAGGCACCCCGATTACAAACTCCCCACTGGATGCATACAGTCAGTTTGCTTTCTTAGACCCCTACATACTAGGCTTCCAGTCATTTGTCGCGTTTCGCGCTCACTTTGCTATCCTAGAGAAGAAAATTAACCATGCTCAGCAGAGGCAGTACACACAGGTCATGGGCTTTCGTAATCTAGACGAGCTCCAGCAGTTGATTAAACCTCACTCATTTAGAGTGACTAAGGAGGAGTGTCTTGACCTACCAGACAAGATTTACGAGAAGGTATACTTTGACCTATCGCCAGAGCAAAAGCGTCTATATAAAGTAATTAAGGAGGAGGTGATGCTGGAGATGGCAGAAGGTAGAGTTACCGCTCAGCTGGCTATCACTAAACTACTCAGACTCTCTCAACTAATCTCAGGTTACATGACTACTGAAGAGGGAGATATCATCGATGTCAAAGGTGGGGATGTTAAATTAAAGCTACTTAAAGATATACTAGAAGATAACCAAGAGAAGACAATCATTTGGTGTCGCTTTATCCATGAGATTCACCAAGTTACGGCGATGCTAGGGGACGAGTGTGTTGCGTATTACGGAGCGACTGAATCTGACGACCGTGCTAAGAACGTGCAGGACTTCCAACTAAGCCCTAAGATTAAATACTTTGTCGCTAATAAGACAGCATCGACTGGATTGACACTTACGCGTGCTAGTAGTGTTATCTACTACTCTAATTCGTACTCACTTGAGGACAGACTACAGTCTGAGGACAGGGCGATGCGTATTGGTCAGAAGAAGAATGTTGTATACCGAGACCTAGTGGCGCGTGGTACGGTAGACGAGTCTATTATTAAGGCACTGCGTAGTAAGCAGAACATTGCCGATACAATAATTAAAGACATAGCGAGTTTTATTTCATAGAAACTTACACTAAGTGTTTAATTAGGGTATACTACAAGACAGAAGTTTAGAATTTTATAACTAAAGAAAGGGAAACATGGAACAAGAAGAAGGCGTAGTGTACGTTTGTCAACAGCCGTTTAGATTTGTTGACTTGAGTGATGCACTGAGATACGGCAGGCTACAGTATTTGCTACCACCAGGGGATATCACCGCGGGAGTTGCTCCTGTTGTGAGACAGTTGAAGAACGACTTACGGGATTTTTCAGATAAGGATTATATCCTTGCTATGGGAGCGCCAGCCGCGATTGCCATGGTCGGTGCAATCGCATCTAAAGCGAATCACGGTAATATTAAAGTACTAACGTGGGACAAGAAAGAGAATCGCTACTACGCGATAGATATTTCAATTTAAGAAGGAGCATAATATGCAAAAAAGTAACTTAGAGAGTATGTTTGAAGCAGACATACCAACACAAGAGGATGTACAGAGCGTACATATTGATAAGATATCTGACATAGCTAATGAACAGGTCGCTAAGAAAGCTGAGCTGGTTCAGTTAGAGGACGATGTCAAGCGAACCAAGAAGGAATATATTCAGATATCCCAAGTAGACCTACCCGAGGCAATGCAGTCGGTAGGTATGGCGTCATTCACATTAGAGAATGGCTCCTCCATCAGCGTCAAAGACCAGATGAGAGCATCTCTACCTAAGAAGAACCGTGCGGAAGTAGCCAACTGGCTGAAAGAGCATGGCGCGGGTAGCTTGATAAAAGACACAGTGGTGATTGAGTTTCAGAAAGGTGAGAACTCAAGAGCAGAAGAATTAATCGACTTACTAGTCGATAACGGTTTTAGTAACTTCCATGAAGATATCAGTATCAACACGGGGTCACTAAAAGCGTTAGCTAAAGAAAAGCTAGCGCAGGGGGAAGATATACCTCTAGAACTAATGGGCATCTTTTTGTACCAAGAGTCAATTATCAAATAAAACTAAAAATAACAACATAGGAGTAAGAAATGTCAACAACAAAAATGACAAAGAAAGAACAAGAAGATAGTCAATTAGCAATCATGGGCTCATTTGAGCAAGATGCAGGCATGGGTACAGAGAACATTGAGGCGGCAGACCAAGCGATGCCGTTCCTACGTCCTCTACAAAAGATGTCACCACAGGTGGACGAAGATAACCCAGGTTATGTACAAGGCGCTAAGGCAGGTATGTTCTACAACACAGCCACTGAAAAACTATACACAGAGATTACTTTTTTACCCGTCTACTACGAGCGCTGTTACATTGAGTGGCAGTCACGTGAGCAAGGCGGTGGTTTCTTAGGTAAGCTAACACCTACTGAGGCGAAAGCACTAGGTATCACACGTGGGGAAGACGGTAAGGATTACTTCGCTAACGGTAACCAAGCCGCGGACACAAGAGAGTTGACTGTAATCGTTATTAACGATGACGGTACCTACGACCCTGCTGTTATCTCAATGGCGTCTAGTCAAGTTAAAGCATCACGTAAGTTGATGACTCAATTGAACGCAGTACGGGTGCAGGGTGCTAACGGCATGTTTGCTCCTCCGATGTTCGCTAACCAAGTTAAGCTGAACTCTACCTCAGAGTCTAATGACCACGGTACTTGGAAAGGTATTGCATTTACTTTAGATGGTTTTGTTACTGACCAGAATGCCTACGTTACCGCTAAAGGTTTGTACGATGCTGTTAAAGGTGGCTCTAAGAGCGCTAACTATAACGAGGGTGATGACGTAGTTGTTGCAGAAGTTTCTGATACTGGCGACAGTATCCCGTTCTAATTTAGGATATTAATATGACAGGCACAGATGCGGATAAACTACTAAGAGATATGGACTTAACTTTAAAGTCGAGGGCAGGTAGCAAGTACGACGCGTCTAACTTACGTAGAGCTTATATGTACGGAGTTTTACGTGAGGCTTGTTATATACACCTCACTACAGGCGAAGAATTAAATACAATTTTAAGGAGACTATAATGTCAGATTACGACAACAACTTAACAGGTGTCTTGTTTAAGAACAGGGAACTCAAATCAGAGCGTTCCCCGCTATACTCGGGCTCGTGTGAGATTGACGGTACAGAGTACTGGATATCATCATGGGTAAAGAAGAGTAAAAAAGGAGCGCCTTTTATGTCTCTATCGTTCACTGCTAAAGAACAGCAAAGCACCAAGACAATCCAAGACTATCGTAGTGCTACAGGCTCTACTATTGGCACGGACGACACAGAAGGCGAAGTTCCGTTTTAAAGTAGTAATAGGGTGGCCACGCATAGTGAAAAGGAGATTACAAATAACTACACGTTAGCCCTAAACTAAAACCCAGACAGTATTCCTGTCTTAGGAGGAGGCATCGCGTTACCGCGCTTGTTTCCTTTTTTTACAGCCCTAACTCGGGCTTTTTCTTTTTGTTTCTTTGTCATGACTGGCGCTTGTTGCTCGATAACTGACATAACACCCGTATCTTGTGCCATAGGCATCGCCATCTCTGGCTCTTGTAAAGGAGGTACGACAGGTGTCGCTTGTAGCGTAGGCTGTACACCGCTCATCTGCTGCATCATGCCTTGCATCTGGTCTTGTGTTACATAGCCGCCTTCAGCATATCCCTGAATCATGTCGTCGACGTGGTTCGGTCGTTTTAAAGTAGGTAGCTGGTAGTCATGTACTACGCCGCCGTTCTTAAAAGATACCTTTGCACCGCTTGTGAACTCATCTAGATTAAATTTAGAAGCAGGGTCTTGGAGCTGGTCCTCCACTGCATCCGGCTCCCCAGCGCGCGTTTCAGACTTTCCAAATACTTGGAAGAACATACGCTTGAATAAAGAACGGTCTCCTTTAGAGATTTGAGCCGCAGCCAGTGCAGGGGACAGTATCCTCTCCATCTGCTTTCTATTAGTGCCTCGGGCACGTATTCTCTTACCAGCTGTTAGCATACGACCTGGAGTTGTGAACATACCTACGTAAGCACGACCCATATCCATCATAGCCTTAGCGAAAGCGTCGCCCTCACCTGCGTTGGTGAATCCCTTGTAACCAGACTCCATTACCTCAGACAGCCTCAGTACATCTTGTAACGACTGTAATGTATCAGCACCTAACCACATGTCCAGCTTAGCTGTATTGTCTTTCAAATACTTGCGAACTGCGTCTTGGTCGATAAAGTTACCTACTTTAAGTCGTTCACCAGCGTCTGCCCGTTTGATGATAGTCTGATTCATGTCATTCATAATCATAGACTGATAATCAGCCACTACATCTTCTGCGCCAGGCTTGATAGTACCGTCTGCCCTATGTAGCGTATTGTGTAGCTTTTGTGAATCGCCTACTTTACCTGCGCCCCATGTCTTATGGAACAGCATTTCTGTATCTTTCAGAGTACCTTTTAAAGGGCCTGTCTTCTTACTACCCCAAGGTAGGGTGTTGAAATCTTCCAGTAGTTCTTTCCAGACACCCTGCTCATTTACAGTAATCTGAGCCATGTGCTCAACACTCTTGAGTTTTTCTCTGTCCGCAGTAGTCAACCACTCCTTAACAATGGAGTCGTTTTCATTAAGCCACTCCGCGTGCTCGCCTTGTTTGGTAGAGTAGTAATTAGGACTCATTTCTAGTATATCTGAGCCTTTGCCAGCCTTAGAAATACCTAATACTTTCTTGCGATACTCATTAAAGATACCTCTACGGATTGTCTGATATAAAGCGTCGCCACTGTATAGACCAGCGTCAGGTAGGTGCGTCTTCATAATATCTTTCAGGTAGTCTCTATCGCCAGGACCTGCATTTTTAACTAACCCCCATACATCTGCCTCTTTAGTAGAGCCACCCATGATATTAAGGACAATATCTGAATCAAACGTACGTCTGCCTTGAGAGTAAGCATGCTCTACATGCAGTAGTCTATCTAAAGCGTCATCATTACCTCGGACAATATTCTCAAGCCCATCTGCCCGGATATTTTCCAGCTCGCCGATGAACTCTTTGAGCATATCTCTATCAAAAGAGGCCGAAGGGTCATTAGCGTTGAATGCCTGACGTCTGCGTTGGCGTAGTTTCTTAAGGGTCTTATCAATACCGGCGTAGTCCAGCTTCTTAATCTGACGCACCATGACCTCATTACCGTCTTTACCTACGGTTTTAACCATCTCGAATAAGTCGTTCTTCATATCACCGATGAACTTCTTATTTACGTCAAACTCACCTACTGCCTCACCTACCTGCTTATTCCATCGTGCGAAAGGCCCCATTGTAAAAGAAGTCAAGTCGAATACTTTGTTATTACTTCCGTTGGGAATCATTTGAAGAATAGACTTGTACTCTGCATCAATATCGTCGTCGAATCTCTTCTTAGCGTAATTGATAGTACTCTTTATCTGAGAGCCAGCCTTGTCGGGCGACCTTGCATACCCGACAATGGTATCAATACGTCTTTGCAACTCTTCAGTACTCGATTTAAAGCGCTTACCTGTTGCTTTTAAGTACTCATCGTGATTAGCCATTACGTAATCTTGGATATTCTTACCCTTGTCCCGCATCTGTAGCTCTGTTAACGCCTCAGACACTTCGTGAGGTAATCCTGCGTTATTAAGCATTAGTTTATACTGGTCGTATATATAACCACCCTGCGCAAACAACTTCTCTCTTAACTCTGTACTGATATTAGAGTTACCTAGAAATTCAGTCTCCTGCTCTTGGAGCTGTCGAGATACTGCCTGCAGCTTCTGGGCCGCGGCCTTCTCACCTCTACCTGAGGCTACTTCTAGCTTGTGCTCAGCTAGCCGCGCTAGCATCTGACCTGTAGTTAGATGCTCAAACTCCTCCTCTGTGAACAGCTCGTTTTTCTTTTTAACGCCCTCTACAATCGCATCGTCTACAATAGCAGACAGCTTCTTTTCTATAAATTTGTCTTTAGTCTTGTTGAACACCATACCGAAGGCTTTAGTCAGCACATCTCCGCCTACGGAGCCCACTGCAGACAAGGCTCCGTGTTTGCTAGTCTCGTTGAACAGAGATAGGTAATTAGGTTCTTCGGCTGTGCCGTATATACTAGGGTCTAGCAATCCTTTGTCCAACCTGTCCTTTAAATCCTGAGCTCTCCATGCAAAAGCACCTACTCCCGAGCCCGCTGCAGCGCCCATGATAGTACCACCCGGTGCCGGTGTTGCAAAACCTGCCGCACCTCCCATGGCACCCGCTACTGTTTCAGTACCCATAGGCACTAGTTCCGTAGTGATGTCTTCAATGTCTATACCAGGGGGCTCGACCCACGTCTTATTGCCTTCTGGGTCAGTATAGACATACTTGCCTGAGTCTTTATCTTGGTACACATCGAAGAAATGTCCGTTATCAGCAGCCTCAGGAAACTCACGTTTTAACATATGTTTTAAAGTGAATTGGTACGAGTCTGTCGGGGTGTATGACATAGTAGACTGGATATCGTATGGCGCGTTGTGCGTAACTCCTGACTCTTCTGAGTCTACACCCCAGATATGGGTATCCATCACACTTGACTCGATACCAGACTCTCTCACCCTGGACTCAAACGAGCCCCAATTAGGAGTGCTAGAATCCTCAGGGGCGTCTAAAACCTCTGTAGTTCCTTGATAAGTACCTGCGTTATTAAACTCGTCTAAATTAAATCCCATGTTTATCCTTAGTCAAATGCATCTGCTGTTATTTTCATTAGCTTACCCCAGTCTTTCTCTGGGAAGCTAGACTCTATGTACTGCTTCAGTCTTGCCGAAGGATTGGCTACTTTAGACTGTATAAAGTCATTGAACTTACCTTTGATGTGCCTTGTAAACGACGCTTCGTCGTAGGCGCCACCTGAATTAGACTGGAAAGGGTGTGTGTTCTTACGCGGGCCGCTTGTAGTAGTAACCCCGTACGCTAAGTTAGCCGCTATTTCACCATTACCGTCTGTAAACCTATCCGTAAAGCCGTTAGTATTACCAAATGCAGACTCCCACTCTGAGCCATAGGCTCTTAGGTCAGCCTTCATAGCTGTGTCAATACCTTCGATTACCTTCTGCTTAGAACCACCCCACTCCGTCATTGACGAAATGTTTTGAATCTCTTGCTTCATGTCTTCGTTAGAGATAGAACGGCCCTTCTCTCCAAAGCGCGCCATCAGACGGTGTCTAGCCAGTGTCTTAATTAGGCTCTTCACCGCTACGTTGTTTCTAACCGTCTCGTCGAAGCTACTGTCAAAGGTCTCTTCAAACGCAGAGTCAATAGCACCTTTGTTAGTACCCACTTTACTTCCCCAAACTGGGTCAAGTAAGCTGTCAATTTTAGAGGCTAAATTACCTGCCCAGTTAGTTGAGTTAGCAGGGGCTTTGTTTACGATGTCCTTAAGGTCTTTATAGGCAACCATCAAACTGTTAACTGAATGCTTTCTGGCTTTCAGCTCACCTTGTACTTTATTAAGAGGTCGGTTGTCGCGTAGTGCTGTCTCAATAGCACCTAGCTCTTTATTATTAGGGTACTTTTTACGCAATGTAGCCAATACCTTCAATGGATGTGTCTTACCCGTTAGGTTAGTAACATTACCAAAACTATCTGTTGTACTAGAGCCGTTGTATGCTGAGATGTAATCGTTAGAGAACTGAGCCGCCTGCGTAGGCGTTAATTTTTCTAGGTCTCCTTTAGTAGTGATGCCTGCCATCTCGTTTAGAATCTGGGAAGCTCGCTCCTTACCTGTTTTCTTACCAGTTACTTGCGAAGTTGAGACAGTACCGTCTTCGTTAGCATCCCATTTAGTATATAGCTTCTCTTTAGCAGTGTCTTCTTCTTTGTCTTTAGTATCAGCGAGTTCTGCGTACTTAAGAGCTAGTTCTTTCTTAGCAGTTGCTGCGGTTTTATCGCCTTTCTTGATGTCTTGCCACATCTTAAGTGCGTCTTTTCCTGCAATACCAATACCTGTTAGTAGGTTGCCCGGAGTTGACATTAGGGTTAAGCCAAACTGCATCATAGCAGGACCCCAGTCTCTGTCCGCGTTCTTCATATTCTCCAAGGCCATAGCCTCTTTAAAAATCTTAGCGGATACGCCTCGTAAGTCGGCTGAAGACTTTATACTACCATCCTCATTTAAAACAGACTCTGTTACTGTCTTCTTCATATTGTTTACAGAGGCAACACCTGTTTCGTCCCCTGGTGGAGGAGGTGTCTGGACTGCCTCGGTAATACGAGAGGCAACTTCTTTATCTAGCTTACTGAACTGATGCTCAATAGCCTTCATTTGATTATCAGCTGTCTTGTCTTTCCAGCCTGCTCCTACGTTAGCACCTGGTGTAGTTTCTGTATCTGCTAAGTAGTCCTGCACGTTGTCAAAACCAGCGTCCTGTGCCTGATACGCTAGTCTGTCGCTATCACCCTTGTCCGTATCAGGGAAAGTAGGCTCGTCCATAGCTGTGTCTACGATATTTTGATGTACCGCGTCTGCTTCATCGATAGCTGCCTGCTCTCTGGCAATCCGGTCTACCAATTGCTCGCCACCCTGCAGGTCGTTCACATTGTCGAGCGTCATATTAATACGCTCTCTTGAAGTAGGAGCTGGTTGTAGACTCTTTTCAGCTGGCTGGTATGCCATCTGTGTCGCGTCTCCAGTACCACTCATCTCCTCTAAATAGGCAGCGCGTTCGTTGGCGCCTATCTGCTTGTCCTGTTCTGTTTGTGCGTATTCCTGGTCTAGTTCACCGAACTGTGCCTGCGCGTCCTGCATCTTAGTCTCCATGTCCCAGTCACTTAGTTGATTTAAAGTATCCTGCTCCTCAAGCTCCTCAGCGTAAACATCCTGCCCTTGTGCTACTGCTTGCTGCTGTGTACGGGCCAACTGCTGAATCTGTTCTCCATCTAGTTTAGCTTGAGCTATCCTCTGATTAGCTTCAGTCTGATACGCCATCGCCTTACGAGGGTCGTCACTGCCTTTTTGAGATTCATACACTCTAATTAGGTCTGCTTTTCTGTTTTGTAAAGAGGCGTACTCTGCTGATTCAGGGTTTGTCTGCTGGATTAGGCTATCAATTACTTTAATAGCTCCTTTGAAATGCTCTTCTGACCAGCCTTGTGTTTCCTTTGCTGCTTGCGTCGTGTCATCAATATCGTCTGCTTGGTCTGCTACTGCTTGTTTTACTAAGCCCTTAGCTTCGCCCTGCGCTATTGCTACATCCTCGTTCGATAGTGAGGTGATACCAGCGTTCTGCTGTTGTTGCTGTGCTGCTTGTTGCTTAGCCTGTGCTGCTTGTTGTGATTTAGCGTAATCCACTTCCTGCTGCATACGGTTCATTGAGTTTTCACCCGCTACTACGTTCTGCTGTGCCTGCGATAATTGCGGGGCCTGTGGTTGATTTACAGGCTGCATCATCTGAGAGGGGATGCCCTGAATGCCCTGAAACACCTGCATCTGCTCAGGCGTCATGTTATTCATAGCACCCGCCATGCTCTGACCCGCCATGTCCATGTCCCCTGCTGCGATGTTTTGCTTCATCCAGTCCTGGGTAGGCATGCCTTGTTGCTCAGCGGCACTCCCATATAAAGTACCCATAGCACCCATGCCCATCTGCATCTTATCAGCCATGGTCATACCCTCAACAGGATTCTTTCTTGAGTTATCCGCCTCGTCTAATGACTTGGTGAACTCTATTAGTTTTTCTGCGATGCTCATTAATTACCCCACCAGTTAAAGTCTTTACCGGCTCCAGCCAGTGTTGCTAGTCCACCTAGTACCTGATTAGCTCTAGATGGGTCCTGTGTTTCTGTTGTAGACATCTGCTGAGTTCTATAAGGAGTCCCTTTAATTAGACCACTCATAAAGTTAAGCTGTTCATATGGATGCTTCTGCTTCTTCTCCCACGCTGCCTGGTCTAAGTCTAGACCACGCTGTGCCTGTACTTGCTGTAAGTTACCAACATTCTGTAAGCTGTTGATATCATCACCAGTAAAGCCACGTGACATTCTAGCCAAGTCTGCTTGAGTCTGACCAACCTGACCCATCTGAGCACCAATACCTGCTTGTGTTGCGCCCATCTGACCATAGCGACTACCAAGAGCACCAAGCTGTTGTCCCATCGTACCGTACTGACCACCTAGCTGCCCTAACTGAGTTGCTACGTTTGACTGTAGTCCTGACGATGTCTGACCAAGTCCTTGTAAGCCTTGTGCAGCACCTGCTTTACGGGCCATCTGGTTCTGGAAGTTCTGTAGAGAAGCATTCTGAGCCTGACCGTAGTTTTGCATATTAGACTGGTTAATGAAATCGCCTTGTTGTTGTAGCATGTTTCTACGGTGCTCTGCTTCGGCTATACCGTGGCGCGCGCCGCCGAACGCACCAGCGCCCACAGCGTTTGCACTAATCTGGTTGAGGCCCATCGAACCTTGACGACGCATCTCATCAAGACCCTGCTTAGTTACAGCGTCTTGATACGGATTCATAAACCCTGATACTGACTTAGGGTCGTAGGCTTTAGCTGTGTCTGCGTACTGAGACGCTAGAGCAGGCATCATTGCATTAAATGTAGCCGGTGCTCCTCTTGCTGCCGCGGCAGCCTCGTTAGTTAGGCCAGCACCCGCACCAGTCATAGAAACACCTTGACCGAATAACGGAGTTCCCGCTCCTGCTTGAGCGATACCCTGTCTTGCGTATTTCGCCTGCTCGCCTGCTAAGCCTGTAGAAGCCGCCAGGGCTGCTTGTCCTGAGCCTACATTAGACTGGACTAGGTTAGCTGATTGAGTCTGAGGGGCTGTGAAGCCTGCTAGCTGTGAGCCACTATACGACGAATAAGGGGTTTCTGCAAGAGACTGCCCTGATGCCATTGTCTTCTTGGCATAGTCTTCCATCCACTCAGGGATGCCTCCTGCCGTTGTGGTTGTTGATGTAGCCATTATCTTGCTCCCTCTAAATTGTACATTAGGTTATATAGTTTCTTAGCGCCCAGTCTTGGGTCGCCTTGTCCTGCGTTTCTTACAGCGTCTGCTGTCATTACAAATTCACCTCTCGATGCCATAATTGGAACATCGTCAGCAGTACCTGTCGTGCCGTGATTAATCATTCCGCCCTGTGCTTTATAAGCCTTAGGTCTGTAGTATTCCATCAACTCTTTTGGAGTTAGATTTGGGTTACCTATCACTAGTTCGGCTGGCCTGATTACAGGAGACTCTACATAGTCTGTAGTGTTGTAAGGCATGTTTACGGCTTTGTGGTCCTTGTAACCAGTACCATATCCTGCTGTCGCATCTGTGATAGCATTACTTTGATGAACTCCAGTACCTGACTCTAAATCAGGACGGTCTATGTTAAATGGGTCGCCAGGCTGGTCGTTTGGAACGTACGAAGAACCACCGCCGTTGTCAGGCTCTTCTGAAAGAGCGCCTAATGCTGCCATTGCTAGCATAGGGCTACTGGTTGCTTTTTTACCTAGGTTCTGCCACGCGTTACCAATACCACCATGGCGTTCGATAGAGCTAGAAACCCCGTTGCTACCCCATGCTCCTGGCGTGCCCGACCACTCTGTTCCAAAAGAACCAAGCCCAGGTGTGCCGGTAGCTCCGCCAAAACCCATACCTGAGTTCGATGCAATCGTGTCACCAAAAGCACCGCCTGCAGCAAGAGAGCCACCAACGTAACCGATAGCACCTCCCTTTAAAGCACCCTTCCAGCCGCCTCCGTCAGAGGCTCCTGCTAGAGCACCACCAATAGCAGCGCCTGCAGCACCACCCATTGCGTAGCCTACGACAGGGGCCGCGGCTTTAAATAGTTTCTTGAAGAACCCGTACTCAGGCATGCCTGTAGTTGGGTTTAATGAAGTGATACCTGAGCCTACTTTAAATTGACGTGGGTCCATACCTTCAGCCTCATAGGCTTGGTATAACTCCTTCTGTAGACCAGGGTGGCGCGCCATCATCTCAGGCGGAATCATTTGCTCGCCCGGAGTTACGTGAGCAATCATTGTATCGTTGCCTCTGCCGTATTGTGCTAAATCTTGTATGCCTGCCATTATCCGCCTCTGTACCTATCTAAATATGATATTACGATTTCAATAGAGCTACCAGTTGATGCAGTTGCTGTCATCGAATCCCCTTCTTCTAATACAAAAGAGTTACTCAATAGTTCTATCTTGGTTTTGGCGCCAATAGCAAGCTCGGTGGCGATATTAAATGTAGCACTTGCACTACTATCGACGAAATTTATGTCTACTGTTTCGCTTCCGGCGGTAGTGTTGGATATTATAACACTACTTAAGATAAAAGACGACTGGGCAGTCGCTGTTAATAATGTAGTTGCTGCGGTAGTAGGTAAAGCTGTACCTGCTGATTTAAAGTAGTTACTCATCTTAGCAGCCATCCTTCAGCTTCACGCTGGTCTGCATCGTCCGCTAACTCAAAATCAACCTTACGAAAAGCCAGCTCTAGTACTCTAACTAGCTGGTTTATCTGCTCTTTTTCATATACATCCTTGGGTATAGGGAAACGCTCTTTTAGTAAAACTGCCATACTATCTCCTTCCTGCGGGTTTAATATCAATACGGGATGTACCAAGTCGCCACTTCTCGTCTAATACGGCATCTGAAGTAAATTTAATGCTGATTTGGCGCGCTCTAAGCCTAGTGTTTATCTTTTCTGTTGTAGGGGTTACAGTGAAAGGTCCGTATGCCTTAGCTGCATCGTTAGGGTACAGCTTAGCATCGAAGCTAATATCAACAGACCCTGCGTCTTGTGATATGTCAGGTATGATTTTATGTAGTGAGAATAACTCATCACCCTCACCTAAATCAAACTCAGCAGACTCAATATAGGACACCATAGCAGTACCGTCTTCAGTATCTCCTTTCTCATGGTCATAAACTACCCCTGTATCAGAAACTCCAATAGGAAGGCTAAATGTTCCTCTGTCTACCCAAGCGCTACGGCCCATGGTACCAAGCGACCACACTCCTTCTGCGTAATTATACATCACATACTTATTGTTTTCATCACTACCAACTGCTGGATAGAACCACCACACTTCATGGAACGCCTGGTTTAGTCCTGCCACCATCTTACTACGCTGCGTCTTATTAATATCGTTAAATACATAAGTACGTACAGTACTAGGCAGTGCTTTTACAGAACCGTCATACATATAGAAGTTATGTTGCCCAATCCAGTACGCTACTGAGTTGGATACTGCCATAGCATTAGGGCCAGCTGCCCCACACTCTGTTGCAATCTGTTGGAAACCAAATGTATATGGGGGTCCTGTAAACTGCATAGAGTGCAAATCAGTGTCTGTCCACACTAGAACCTGTCCTTGTCCACGCTTGGCGCCTACAATTGCAGAACCGCCTGACAGACTCTGACTACCTGCAGTATTAATACTACTAGCTGTCCAGTCTGTAGCGTTCTCTTGTGAAGACCATCTTACCAACAAGGGGTCATAAGCTGTCCCGTCGTGAGAGCCAAATGCAATAAGATGTCTGTCTGGGTTAGAGACTACCACTTGGCTGTTTTCAGCAGGGGAGTTGGCTAAGGCTACCGCTCTTGTGCCTACACCTACTGAAAAGTCCCATCTAAATAATACAGACTGCTCATAAGCTGCTATCAGGTCTTCACCAAATGTATCTAAAGACCAAATCCTAGGGGTTAGTGTAACTGTAGACGTAGTACGGGGTGTTCCCCACGTACTAGCGCCCCATGTAGAAGTACCATAACCGTATCCAAACGTCTCATTCTTCACGCCAATACTGACTTCATAAGCTGCGACACCTACTGTTCCGCCTACAGATACTGTAGCAGACGCTGCGGTTGCTACAGTTATAGTATATGTATCTACAGTAAGTACTGTAAGCTCATGGTTGGCATTTACTTCTGTAGTTACCAGTCCTGACGCGCCCATTGTAAGTCCAGACAGGGTTACAAAGTCTCCTGTTGAGGCGCCATGCGCCGTGTCTGTTATTGTGACTGTAGTAGATGCATTTACCGAGGCTGCTGGGTCGCTAGACATGGTAGCAGTAGTTTTTCTAAGAGGTGTTATGTCGTAAAGCGTACCACCCTGCTCTATATATAGCTTCTTATGTGTTCCGTAAGCAGTACTAACAGTTCCATTGTTGGAACGCCACGCTATTACAGCCCTGGCCACGCCGTTTAAAGTGCCGTCAATATGTTTTGCCCAGCCGCCAATACGCTCAGGCCTTCCTGCTTTAAATCGAACCCTGTCTGCATCAGCCCAAGAGCCCTCTGAAGAGTAGGTTGTACCCTCTTTTTGTATTCCCGGAGGAAAGTTAATCGATTGTAATGCCATTTAAAGCTCCTTTAAATCTACCACTCGCCTTGGTCCGCAGCTGCTGCGTCACTCTCATCGGTACCATCTTCAAAACCGCCAAATCCTGAGTTGTTTTCACCAAATCCTGAGCCGTCGCCTGCTGAGCCGTCGCCGCCAGTATAGTTGAAGTTCTGACTGTTTCCATTAGAGTCGGGGCCAGTATATCCGTAGTTGTTATCAGGGCTGAATGTCTCGATTGTGGTAGGGGCGTTATATCCTAGCCCGCTACCATCACCATACGGACCATTAGGGTCTGTGACCCCCTCTCCGCCCTGCATATTGTAGCCCTCTAGCCCAAACTGATTAGGTCCTTTACTTAAGTCACTTGGATTAGTAAATCCTCTACCTAAATTATCCTTACCAGGAATACCTAGAGGATTGTCACCCAGTCCGTCGTCTGTCTTTTCATCGTCTTTATCTTTATCTTCACCCCAGAAGCTGCCCCAGAAGCCGTCCTCTCCGTACTTGTTGCCCCAAGCCTGATTACCTAACCAACTTAGTCCCATACCTACGACAGGATTGACCCCTAGTAAGCCTGCGCCCATTGTCCCTATTGTATTACCTGCGTTGTAATTACCTAAGCCGACCTGCTCACCCATAGGGCCCAGAGTCTGGTTAGACAGGAAGTTACCCACGTCTTTCCAACCATACTCTTTACCGCCGTTTAACGAACCGATACCTTGTTGCGCAGGGGTTCTAGGCGAACCTCCGCCACCACCGCCGACGTTTGCAGCGCTAGGTACAGGAGGCCAAGGTAAATGTGCAGGGTAATCCAGAGGTCTTCCGCCTGCTTGCTGTACGGGATACCTATAGTAATTCCAGTCAATGGCGTTCTGCCCATCGTTTGTTCCGTATCCATATCCATATAAACTCATTTCAATTCCTTTAAGCAGGTGTTCCGTAAGCTGTTACATTGCCTTTGGCGATTATATTGCCCGAAGCATCACAACTCATTACATTAACACCGTCAATATAAAATCTTATCATATTGGTGTCTATCTGAATATGGTCATTAGCATCTCTACCTACATGGGTAACCCCTCTTCTTAAATCACCTAATGTAGCTGATAAATGAGCCGCATCAATTGACCCGTCTACATATTGGTCAGAGTCAATTGAGTTGGCTGCCATATGTGCGTTATCAATTGACCCGTCTACATATTGGTCAGAGTCAATTGAGTTGGCTGCCATATGTGCGTTATCAATTGACCCGTCTACATATTGGTCAGAGTCAATTGAGTTGGCTGCCATATGTGCGTTATCAATTGACCCGTCTACATATTGGTCAGAGTCAATTGAGTTGGTTGCCATTTTTGCTACTGTAATCTGGTCATCTGCAATATGGGCTGTGTCGATACTGCCGTCAGCGTAGTGCTCGCTGTCAATTGCATTGTCTGCAATATGTTCATTATCAATACTACCGTCTACATAATGAATACTGTCAATGCCGTTCTCTAATAAGGTCTTAATCTCAGCGGCCGTCTGGTCTGCTGCGCCTGCTTCTAATATATTTGTACCATTACAATAAACTATCTTTATATCGCCGTTAGCAACAGTAACACCTGTACCGCTTACTGTGGTTATTGTAAGAGACTGGCCTCCAGTAGTGCCGTTCTTAACTACGTATATTTTGCCTGAGGTAGGTACTATAATAGAGCGCGTTGCGGTTAGGGACAGTGTTGAGGTAAATTCTAGTATAGCACTTCGTGACTCATCTGCTGCGCCGTCTGTATCAGTTAGTGTCTTGTTTGCATCTGCCGTCATTGAGATGGAGCCAACACCTGCGATGGCATCCTCTATGAGGTCAAAGACAGTGTTGACCTTCTGTCCCCAAGTAGATGAGTTTTCACCGTCTGTTTGCTTCTCGAATCCTAAATTTGTTGTGTAGCTTGATGCCATGACCTGCTCCTATTGTATGTTTTAATTAATTAATTCGTTACCTATGCCGCGGGTACTTCTGTCCAAGTATTGGTATCTGCAGTGACTAAATCTGCCCAAGTAGTTATTTTACTAGCGGAGCCTGTCGCAGACACCCCAGTTACAGTTAAGTAGCTGTCCAATATAATATCTATATTTTTACCTACCAGTACAATAGAAGCTAAGTCTACTAATATATCTTCTTCTAAACTGACGTCGTAACTAGTGATGGCCATAGCGCCAGATGATAGTGTAACTATGTTATCAACATTCTTAGTGACCAGCTGCAGGGCTGCTGTGGGAACGCTAGCGCTCTGCTCTACTACAACAGTATTCCCTACTAAAGCTACAGTAACTGCAGATACATTTATTGTGCCTTCAAGGGATACAGCTAAGGCACTTAATGCCATACCTGATAAATCTACGTTAGGAGACTCTGTTAGAGTTATTGCAGCGGTGCTTAGTGCAACTGCTGCTGTGTCTACATTTACCTCTGCAATAGTGGTGTTTTCTTGTCCTACCAGCGCTATGGTAGCAGTACTTATATGCACTGTTTCTTCTAAAGTAACATCCTTTCCTACCAACTGCAGTGCAGGTGCAGACAGGGTTACTATGTTGTCTACGTCGTTAGCAGCCACCTGTAGTGTTGCAGCAGGCAGGGTTACTATGTTGTCTACGTC